TACGGATCTGAATAGAATTTACGCACAAACAGGGTCCCCTTTGCAGCCGCCCTATCTGGATCACCACCAAAAATAGAGGAAACCGATGGTGAAGTACTTGTTGACTTCATAGCCCTAACACCCTTATTAACAGCCTTAGCCCCAGAACCAATTAACCCCATGGCTGCCTCACCAACTGGATCAAATCCCAAACCTGCGGCTAAACCAAATAGCACGTTCATGCTTGATGATGGGTCAAATGCAGCTGAGGCATACTCCCTGGCCTCACTCTCCGTGAGTGGGCGATCCATCATCTCTAACTCCTTAAGCCTCTCATCGGATGGCAATCCAACAGGTTGATTCACTCTGATGAGCTCACCACGCTCCCCCTCCCTCCACCTTCCAGACTCAAGCATTTGCTTGCGCTTCTCCTCTCTGGTGGGGTTAGTGGGATCTGTGCCCTTTAGTAATCTGTACTGATTCTGCCTTACCGATCGCATAAAGCAAAAATAAGGTATTTATTTTTTTTGTTTGAAGTGCTCAACCTGCCGTAATCTGTCCTTTGCCCTCTTCTGCGTGTAGGGGCCTCCAAGGTTCTTCCCAGACTCACTGATCACGTAGTACCCATCCTTTTTCTTCAGTATCATAAGTACAGTTTTTGCGCCTACACAACTTAATTAGTTTGATTGACGCTACGGAGCTTCTGTTTTATGTGTGCACACACACATCTTTAAAGACAGCTTCGTAGGTTTAAAACAGCTTCGAAGCTTTATCGCTAACATAGCTTTGGCGAAGTTACAACTTTTTTCGTTAAAAGTCAAGCTTCAAGTGAATTCTAAGCTAAAGCACTTAAGTGACTGTAGTACAGACTTGTAAGGAGTGTATATGCGGGTTTTGTGGAAAACCTGTTGATTTCTCTCTCGCCAAAAAGCGGCGGATCTTGGTTTTTATGTGAGTCATACAGAGGTAGGGGATTATATATATGTATGAGCGTGCCCGCGTGCATAGGAAAATCGCACACGAAAACCCCGTGGGTATAATGCAGGTGGTTTTTCGCACAGGTTTTCAGCTTTTTTTTGTTAGCATTTAGTGTTTTTGTTAGCATTTCTAACGTAGTTAGTTTTTTGTTTGCATTGAACAATCACCCCCCAATAGTCAACAACAAAATCGAGTCGCCTTACACGTATGCACACATACATACGCGAACCCAGGAATTTCGCCTGTTTCCGCAGGCATTATGCGCAGGAGAAAGGCGCGGGAAATTAGTCGGCTCCAAATTTGGATTTCAGGGAATCGTCGCCGTAACTTTGCCGAAGCGGTTCGAAAGTCGAGCCGATTAACCTCCCCTTCGGGGAACTCAAAACATCAAAGTTATGACGAAGTCATCAACCTCCAATGTCAGCAAAGCTGACCGTGTTAAGTTACTGCAAGCAGTAACGAAGTCTGTCAACAAAGTTGCCTTCAACCCTAGCAAAGCTAGGAAGGACGAAGCCCTCAAAGCTATCGACTCCCTTCGGGATTTCGTAGTTGCTCAGTCCAAGCCGAAGGCTCAACCAAAGCCAAAGGCTTCAACGCCTAAGGCGAAGACCGAAACGACACCTTCGGTGAGTCCTGAGGAGTTGGCTCAGTACGTTGCAATGCTAGAAGCATTGGCTCCAATCATTGGACTGAAAGTCCAAGAGGCTTCAGAACCTCAGCCGAAGGCTGCTAAGAAGTCAAAGCCGAAGGCTAAGCGTAAGGCAAAAGCCGCAGGAAGGAAGCGCACTGCTTCGGAGATTGTTGCTGACTCCGACGAAATCAAGGCTCAGCCGAAGGCTGTTGGGCCGATTTCTAAGGGTAAGAAGAAGTCAGCCAGCGTAGCTGATGCTAAGAAAAAAGTCGCATCACTTGGCAAGCGTAATGCGGAGGCTAAAGCCTCTAAGATTGCTCAGCAAGCTGAGATTGCTAAGGGCTTCAAACGTCTGAAAGACGAAAGTCCTGAGGACGCTATTCGACGATTCAACCTGTTGACTCAGCGTGAGGCCTTAGAGGCGGCGTTGTTAGCAGGATTGGATGCGGATGAAACAACAGGCCAAATCGAACTCAATTTCTAATCGTAGATTAATCGTTAAACCATCAAAAATTTAATTGCTATGCAAAACCCAATCATCTTCAATCACAACGATATCATTCAGTCACTGAATGAACTGAATGAATACTGCAACCTTACGGTTGATTTCAAGTACTTCAACTCTGAAGAGTTCAAGGCGGAGTGTGAGGCGAGTCAACCCATGGTTGACCGAATCATGAACTTGCTTCAGCAAATCGACGATGCTCACTGCAACTGGGGTGACCAATACTTCGATATCGAAGCGCTTGATGCCTTAGGCGAAGCGGAGCTGGCTGAGGAGCGTGCTGAGCATATGTACGAGGAGCTAATCCCCATGGAGGATGCCATTGAGGTTCTAGCGAACCGAATGGAGCTACCTATTGGCATCACTGATGCTCACGAAGAGTACCTTTGCGAGCTTGCAAACTACGAGCACCCCTCGCGTAAGGCCTAAGGCATACACGTATAACGCGTAACACGAAAGCACCCTTCGGGGTGCTTTTTTGTTGCCATAAAACCCCTTAATTATGATTACATCATTCACAAATTTAGCCCTATCGATAGCTACGAAGCGAATCAAGCAATGGCTCAGCATAGCTACGCCTAAGGAGATACGCGAAGGAATGGCATGGTACGACGACGCTATGGCATATGCGAGATTTCTCTCCGTCACCTTCGGTGTTAGCAGGGTTATAGCTGCTGCCGTTATATCAGCCCTATCGCCGAACAATCGATGGGAACGCAACAAGCTTGACGCATATAACCTGATTAAGGCATATGTGGAGGGTCGAGACTATCGAGATGTTAAGGTTTGCACCTATGACCCTAATAAGATTAGAGCATGGAGAATTCTGACAGGCGAGATTGAAATAACGAAGGCCTCGCGTAAGACGTATGCATTTGCGTTAAACGTGGGTGATAATGACGCCTCAGTCGTGACGCTTGATAAGTGGATGGCGAGAGTTTTCAGCACAACCTCGCTGACTCCTAAGGAGACCCCGACGAGTTTCACTCCGATGCAGTACGATAGGCTCTCCAATCACTTCGTGAAAGTCGCGAAACGCCTGGGTTATAAGCCTTACGAGTTGCAGGCCGTGCTATGGGTTGTCATACGAAACCGATGGCTCAAAACCGAATCATTACCCCAAGGGGTATAAAACCAGATTTGGAATTATGGATAGTATGGCCTATCTTTGCCGAACAATCAAAACCCAATTCAATGTACAATCACTTCCTAGAATTTAGCCTAGACGAGTTAGTTGAGGCATATGCATACTTCACTGATATGCGAGACAACGGAGGCTGTCAGTTAGTTGCTGATGCATTCGACCAAAAAACAAGTTTAACCTTTATTGATTCATTATCATGAAAATCACAATCGAAATCCCAGAAACGCATATGCTTAATATGTTGTGTAATGCCTCATACCGAGACTACACCGCTCTTGATGGTGAACTTGAAAGAGCCTACAAATGGGTTAAAGAAAACCCCGAAGCTGTCTCTGATTTGAGTATGCCTGACTGCTGGGAGCCTCAGGTGTTTGCATACCTAAGGGGTAATGCTGAGCACAAAATCTCCATTATGGATGAGTACTCAGATGATGTTTTCGACCTCACATATGCATCAATGTGTAAGGCGATGGAACTCATGGCTAAGGAGTACCCACACCACATGAATGACCTGTTAAGCGAGAATGATGACGCCATCACTGCTGACGTGTTTCTTCAGCTCGCTCTCTTCGAGGATGTAATTTACGGATAATCTAAAACCCAATCACAATGAAAACTCAAAAGCAAATTGACGCCTTATACGAACGGCGTAAGACAGCAGGCGGATTCGAGTCCGCGTTGATCGACGCATACCTGAAAGCAGATGGTGGCAACTCCGCCATCCTAGAAGAAGCCTTTAAGGGAACGCGCTTTGACCTCACTAGATTCGATGATTAAGGTAACGCTACAATTCCACAGCCAATACAGGGGTGACGCCTTAAGCGGAAAGCCGAGAGGTTGGGGATTCACACGGAACTTCAATGATGAGTCGCATATGAACAATTACATCGCATATATGGAAAGAGAGAAGGGTCACGTCATAGACGAGGTCTGGATTTGGAAAGATGAAAACAACTGGAAATAAAAATCAATCATGAATACACGCCTAATACGTAAGGGGTCTCAGGTATTGTACCGCCCCGCCTTTGGAAGAGGAGCACAGCAAATCGCCGAAGTCATCGCCATCGAAGTAACCGAATCGCCTAACGAGAAATACGGGGACGAGGTTGACGTAGTGCACCTAGATTCACACTACATACTCACGCTCAATAACGGACACTGGTGCTACTCACATCAAGTCGATGGAGTGAGAGTATTGAACTGATAACCAATAGGTTAAGAAAATAAATTTGGAATAACGGAAAATGCTCCTTATATTTGCAGAGCCAATCGGTTGATGGTTTGGCTGTCCACTTAAGATGGTGTATGTACATCGACACATACGGGGTGAGAGCCTCGGACAGCCTCTCCACAACCACAAATTCAAACTCAAAACACCCAATACACATGGAAAGGCAAGAATATTTTTACTACTTCGAGAATGGCGGATGGAACTCAGAGTTCGCTACGTCTATCGAGGAGGCTCGGCAGAAAGCTGAGGAACGATGGGCACACCTTGACAGCCTGACCCCTGCACCTAAGACGTTCAAACCCGTGAAGGGTAACGAGGCGCACTACAGGTCGCTGTTGAATATGTTCTACTAACCACACATAGCGAGTCCCCGCTGGGGGGTGTAAGGCGTACAAATGCGAGACGTCAGCGAGGTTCGAATCCTCGGCTTGCTACAACGGGCGGTGTTACAAATCACCAGGAAGACCATTACCTGTGGTGTAAGCTATGGAATCATGAGGCTTGCACCGATGGGAGAGAAACCTAAACACCGTCCTTTTTCATTAACTCAAAACACCAAAACATGGATAAAACAATTATTGACCGCCTCGAATACGTCGAGGAGACATATGCAGGTGAGATTGAAACGTGGTATGACCCCGTGACTGACACCTACTACCACATCCCTATCACGATAGTTCGGGATTGGGAGAACTGCGAAGCACTAGCACGAACAATTCAAAACTCCAACTCATGAACTACGAACAATTCGAAATCATCCGTCAGTGGGCAGAGCGTGTGGCTAAAACAGCGAACGACACTGACACACATATCCGTGCCATCGATCTCGTGCATGACATTGCAGGAATCTTGGCTAATGACGAACACTTTTTACCCCGACTATGAACGAAGACATCAAACTCCAAATCAGCAACGCATTCAATGACACTGGTGCGTACAAGGAACTTAACAGGCTGTTATTCGTGTCTAACACCTTAGGTAGGCAAGAAATAGAAGAGTTGGTTGACCGACTCGAAGCCTTTATTGTGCAAGAAATAGACGAAATAATTGACGAACGATGACTAAACAAGCCCAAGGCGTGTGCCCGAACTGCAAGGCCGACCATGACATCAGCTACGGAGTGATGGAAATCTTAGACGGCAATAGCGTATACTTTTTTACTGAGTGCCACAACTGCGGCACTACATGGGAAGAACACTACACATTAGGGTTCGACTCACAAGAACAAATCGAAAAACCCTCAGAAAAATGAAATACTGGAACGGAAGGGGTCAATACCAAGACCTGTTTGATAAATACTGGAAAGAACTCGTACCCGAAAGGGGTGAGGCAGACACCGATGCGGGTAACGCCCTTCGCGCCATAGCCCGAATCAACCACGACGTCTTCAATAACGGCGCAGGTAACATCGTGAACGAAAGCATGGAGGTGGATGACGACGGAGAGTGGTACACGCTGTACGAAATCGAGCGATGGTGGGAGAGATTCTTCGATGACATCTACTACTACTCACGTCTGGATACAGACAAGCTCAAGCGCCAGATTATCGAGAGTGTACAATTCGACCGCGATGGTGGGCTATCCGAGATGCTTGATGACTACATTGACCACATCATCTTAAAGGTTGATAATCAGTTAGTTGCAAAATAAATTTGGAAGTATGGATTCTGAGCCATATCTTTGTCGAACAATTTCAAAACTCAAATCACATGAAATACTACGCATTATTACACGGTGTATGTGGATTAGCCGAGGGTTACTCCGACACCACAGTCCGATGGTTCAAGACCATGGATGACGCTCAGCACTACAAGGGCGAGCTACTTGCCTCGCTTATGACCCTCCCTCACGAGGGGGTTGAAAGCTCAACAGACGGAACTCAGGATATCATCACATACACAGAGCGTGAGTGTGAGCAGGAGATTATTAAAATCATCCCTTGCAAACCTACGTTCGACGCTCAACACCAATGTGAGTACCTCATTTGGAATCAGATGGATTGCGAAGCTCCGCTCGACGGTGAGTACCTACCAAGCGACATGGGTGTAGTCAAAGACCTGTGTGAGCGACTGGAGGCTATTGCCGTAGCGGTCTGTGTCGATGCACTACACGAGTTTATCCGCGACCTGTGGTACGGGAAGATTGCCATGTTCGATGCTGATGACCTATGCGTTTACTACTTCCAAGTCCCTAAGTCAAATGAATTCACATCATGAATACTTGCACGTATAAAGTATACCTACACAGGAAGGCTACGAATAGTGAGGTCTTTTACGTGGGTATAGCAAAGAACCAAAAGGAAGGCTCGAATTACGACAGACCAACCGATACGTGGAATCGAACGAAGAAGTGGAAAGAGGTGTATGAGCGATGCGGAAGAGAGGTGGAGATACACATGGATAACCTTTCACTGGATGAGGCAATGGAGGAGGAGGCGAGATTAATATCTCATTACGGACGGATTGACCGAGGTACTGGACAGCTTGTGAACAGGACGTCTGGCGGTCAGAGTTGCAACGGAACACCAATGCCAAAGGGCAAGGACAACCCCTTCTCGAACTTGATCGTGGATGTACATACGGGTGAGGTGAGGTTCTATGGGTATAGACAGGTGGCCGAGAGTATGGGGATTGATAAGGCCTATGTGGGTAAGGTGTTGAGGCCGAATGGCAAGTACGCAATCGCTCAGTACGATTGGGGATTGATGCTCAAGAGTAAGTACGATTACCTAATCAAGCGCGGAATAGACCCAGTGGCTTACCTGAAGAAGCGAAGGGATTCGTCAAGAAAGAGATGGAAAAACGCAGGGAAGTGGTGCAGGTCGAGCGAGCAAAGGGAGAAGATGCGGCAAGCAACACTACTGGCTAAGCCATGGGAGTCAGCGAACCACCTCAGGGGCAAGGATAACCCAATGGCTAAAGGTGTCATCAACGTAGAAACAGGTGAAACCTGGAGTACGGTTGTTGAGGCGGCTAAGGCCAACAACATGAATAGGTATGCAATGGGCAGGAGATGCCTAGGAAAAATTGAAAAAGACAAGAGATTTAAACACATAAAACAATAAAAACCATGAAGGCAGAGCGCAAAGCAGAACACATCCGCAACATCACCTTCTGTATTAAGACAGGTGCATCAGGATACGTAACGGATAACTTCCGTATCGATGACCTACCTACGCCGCAGCGTGCAGGTACATTGACACAACAGGATGCCTATGCACGAGGCAAGGCACAAATCATCTTCGAAGAATTTTTAAACCAAAATCCTAATATCAATGAATAAAAAATCAATGAGCAACAGGAAGTACAACCAGTCTCTCACGCAATCCCAGCGTGCAAAGCGTAACCAAAAAATCCGCAAGTTCGTTAATGGCGGGAGCACTATCGAACAGGCGGCGATAATGTTCAATTGCAGTACAACCACCGTGATGCGTGCCTTATCTGGGAAGAAGCAGAAGCAGTACTCGCGAAAAACATCACCCGCACCTAAGGCTGTGTCGGTTGGGAAGACCACGGCGAACGCAAAGGTTGGGGATGTGCTAACCAGATTCAGCATCCTGTGGGGCGCAATCACGTTCTCACGAACACGATCCCGCAAATGATATGTGTAAGGAGCAGCGCGAACGAAAACCCCGCGAGGGATTTCAATGAGTGGATGCAGCACGTATACCACCAAGTAAGAATTAATTACGAATCTAAACTCAGAATTCCATGTACAAAATCAGATTTCACCTCGGAAGAGGGGACAACTTCATGAAGTGGCAAGTACGCTCTACTGATGGTAACGTAGTGCAGTATTATGAGCCTGAGAAGTTTCAAATCGCCATGTTCAACGCCACGCTTAAGGTGCAGCTGGGTGCGTCAAACAAAATTCATGAGGGTGCTTGCAAAACAGTCTGTGCTTGGGTGCAGTGCGAGGACTTTCAAGTGCTTGGTCAGTCAGACCTAGTTAAGAAGGGTGAGAGCGACTTTTATGTTCGATTCAACCCCAGAGTAAACCCTAACTGGACTGATGCGCGTTCCAAGCGCATGAACGACGAGAACTTTAATTTATTAATCACCGAGGGTCGCAACATCTTCGTAGTAGCTGGTCATGATGAGTGTAGTGAGTAAGAAGTACGTAAAGAACCCCAACGTGCATGAGGATTGCTACATAGAGATACACCCTTGGTACGGAGATGTAGGTCAGAATGATGGGTATAGCGTGTTCATCATTGACTCAGATTCCGAGGATGTAATTCTGCGTGATTGGGAGCCTGACTTTGAGTGGGCCTTCGAAACCGCTCGATTCTTCAGCAAGCAGTACAACCTGGAGATAGTTGATTCATCACCCTACTAAAAAGTTTTTACCAATGGAAATTAATGATATTAAATTGCCCCCTGATATTTACGAACAGCTTGACATCGTTGTAGACCCATCTAATGCTCGCCACTCAACACGTGGTAACCCATTAACAAAAGACGAGATCGTAGGTATACTGAAGATGTGGGCGTCAGGCATGACGCATCAGCAAATAGCAGAAGCAAGAGGCATAAAGAAGATTCGAATACGCAATTGCTTCGCAAACAAGATGCTCGATGTGTCTGAAGTCAGAAAGATGCGATACAAACACAGGGTTTATAATGGAATTAGGAAATCAAATGGCTGAATTAAAAGAAATGTTCCCTGATGTGCATGACAAAATGATGCGCATGGCTGACGCGGAGATGTTGTTCACGGAGTTCATGCGTATCATGGACTCCCCAACCTCCCACTTCATTGACGGGACTGTAGATGTTAAACTTAAATACTTAAAGAAGAATGGAAAGAGATTTGGATTCTGAGATTCAATCAGAAGTGTGGTCGTATGAGCGAGACGGTAAGGTATTCGTTACTGGGTCTGGGGCATATGCGGAGAAGAATGGCGTGAACCTTAAGCGCATACACGTAACGTACAAAAAACCAAAGAATGACTAATGAAAAGGCTGTATGGTTGTTAATGAATCAGCGCAAGAAAACGCTAAACCCCGATAAGAAATTGGCTTGTGATTTCGCAATGGGTGACATTGTGAGTGATGACATTGACAATTGGATAAACACCCCAATTCACGAGCACATGCACAAGTTCATAAGCCTAGGCGGCGAAATTGTTGAGGAGATGTCTCAGCATGAGGATGTGCATGAGTGCGAAACAAAGGAGTTGATGGATAGCATAATGCAAATACCTAAGTGCATGTATCATTACGCAAGAATGCACCACTACATTACGGATAAGTCCTTATCAGAGAGCTGATAGGCAGGGGGGGGCGTATGGTATGCAGGGAGATCCTGTGACACGCAACTTTGGGGCGTTGAGAAACAAAGCCTCCCTTTCCTTAATCGAATTTAATTAAAACCACAATGAATAACGAATTGAATGATATAATCGATTCCTACTACGATGTATTAGGTATCACGCCGAACAGAACGAGGTACTCTGAACAGGTTCAGTGCAGAGCAGCATTGATGTCCGCTATGCGGCAATTTGAGACCACAACATCGATAGGTAAGGCGTTTAATGTTGACCACTCAACGGTTGTGTATCACACAAGTAAGCATGAAGCAAACATGAATAGCTGGCTTGGGTATGACAGGAAGTTTGATATAGCGAATAAGCTATGCAACGAGACCCTTAGGTACAAAACCATACATGGTAAACTGAAATCCGTACAAATCGAAATCAGGCGTTTAAAGACAATAGAGAACAAGTTAATTGAGCACATCGAAAACAGAAAACATTTATTAAATGAGTAATTACAAATTCAAAACCACTAACATCCGTGGAAAACAGTATGTCGAAGTCAATGAGCGCATCAAGTTCTTCCGTCAGGAAGATCAATACAAAGATTGGACGATTATGTCTGAGTTCACCGTGCTTGATTCAGAACAGTGTGTCTGCAAGACAACCATCGCTGATGCTACTGGACGTGTTATTGCCACTGGACATGCGCATGAAGTGCAGGGTTCATCCAACATCAATAAGACCAGTTACGTTGAGAATTGCGAAACCTCAGCAATCGGAAGAGCTCTCGCTATGCTTGGAATCGGAATCGACACGTCTATTGCGTCAGCTAATGAAGTCCAGGACGCAATCGCCAAGCAGGAAGAGTCGGCCACGGATAAGCTCAGTCCAGATAGTCAGGAAAAAGTGAAGAAGATTCAGAAGAAGTTCGATACAGAGCCACCAGTGAACATCATGGATAAGGCTGTTGCTTACATCAAGTCTCAAACGGACAAGAAGAAGGCATTCGACAGCATCATGGCTAAGCATGGGCCCTCACTCAGTGAGAAGCAGGTTGAGGGTCTGAAGAAGTTTGTTCGATAAGGCTCATGGGTAAGATACTTGATCACAGACGCACCGATCCTAGGAGTTTTAACAGGTTTCGCAGGCAATGTTTGGTATCAAAGATGAGTAAGGACTGGGTAGAGGGGGTTGTACCCCCTTGCTCAGGACTGTTCTTCATAAAGCATGAGACCTTTTTCGGGGAGGTAGACATAGGCGAGTACTTTATCAACTCCAAGGGGGTAGGCTTCTGGATGACACCAGGTGATCCTGTCGCGTGGAGCGAAATAGAAACATACGACTATGTTGATGAGAATGGTATTCACCTGTTTGATTTAAAAGATATGATTAATGAAGGATAAAGCAAAGTTTAATTCAGAGGGATGGACGTTCCATCGGCATGGATTGCAGAGAAGGGACTACAGGGATAACAGAAATAATAATGACATAAACATACCATGGAGTGTTATCAAGAAGGAGGGTACTGGCATTCGTGGCTTGACCAAGATTAAGCACAATGACATTGAGTTATTTATGCTTCGCAAGTCAATCGACAGGATGGAGGTTTCTGGACTATTCGATACAGAGGATGATGCACTCAGGTACTTCGACCTCGCATTAATAAAAAGGGGTAGAGAGCCCATGTACAAATTCAAGAAAAAATGAACATACCCGAAAAACTACAGGAGCGTTACGGTAAGGCGCATTTGTCTTACTCATCACTCAAGCAGGCCTTGGGCGATATGGCGCAGTTCGATCGCTACATGAAGGGGGAACTGAAGTATGAGTCTGATGCATTACACTTCGGCACACTCTACGATATGTTACTGTTTGAGCGTGAGAAAGCATTCGAGAAGTACATGGTTACCTCTGAATCATCCATTATGGCGCAGCTATCAGATAAGGCGCGTAGCTCAAAGAAGCCATCAATGACCTCTGAGTACAAGGCTGTTCTTGCTGCCATGAAGACAGAGGCTATTGAGGAGGGTAAGACGATCGTGTCATCCGATGATTGGCAAATGGCTAACGACATGATCGACCGTTTGGCTACCTGCGGATTGATTGAGTCGCACCTTAGCGGGGACTTCCAGGTTGAGTTCAATGATATGCTCAATGGGGTTCAGGTTAAGGGGTTTCTCGACTGCCTCGGTGATGGATTCATCAGCGACAGCAAGTCCGCCAGGAGCGTGGATAAGTTCAGGTATGCCGTTCGAGACTTCTCATATGACATACAAGCGTACATCTACACGAAGGTTTTTAACATAAAAAACTTCTATTGGGTTGTACAGGAGAAAACTTATCCGTATCTTCCCGCTCTGGTTAAGTGCTCAGAGCAAACACTCTTCACTGGGGAGATGAAGTTTGAAGACGCTGTTCGAAGGATAACTAACTTCCTTGAGCAGGATTATGAACCAACAAAAGATTACCTCGAATATGAAGTATGACAAAGAAACAAGTGAAATCATCGAAGGTATCGTAACGACAGCCTTATTTATTTTAATCTTTATAATCCTCTAATTATGAGTGACCAAAACAAGAAGTACGAGAGCGTACTTATCGGCTGGGCGGATGAGCCCAGCTACAACGAGAATGGCGAGTTAATGGGGTGGAGCTTCCGCCTCAAGGATAACGAGCTAAAGGATGCCATTGACCAGTACACCACGTCGCGTGATGCTAACGGTCAAGGAGGGAATGTTCGATTCCGATTGTTCATGTCCAAGTCGGGTAAGCCCTGCTTGAGCGTGTGGGATCCGAACAGCGATGCGGCACGTGAGCGTCGTAACGCCACGGCTAAGACTCAAGACACTTCCGATATACCGTTCTGATAGAGAGGGGTGTTTTTCATCATGTTGGGGAAGGGGTGTGGGCGAAAGTCCCGCCCCTTTTCTTTCCCCTAAATTTGCATCATGGGTAAACCAATCTATTCGATGACGGCTACAGTAAGCATCATCAAGAACAAAACACCTCACAGGAGAGACGTTTGGATTGTAAGCAAGTACGACAACCCGCTCGACATAATGAGGCATGACGACAAGACAATGAATAGATTACGGCGGGAATTATTTACATCCAAGGCCAAGAATACCACCATCGTAATCGAACGCATTGACTCCAAGAAACAAATAGGAACCACCAGCTATGACTAAAAAACAAAGCGATAAACAGGTGGGTGGCAAGCACTACAAGCACATGAGGATTCAACCCACGGAGTTTATATCCGTTAATGAAATACCATTCATAGAGGGTAATGTAATCAAGTATGTTTGCCGCCACGCGCACAAGAATGGAAGGGAGGATATCCTGAAGGCCATTCACTACCTCAATCTACTAATCGAATACCACTATAATGAAAGTCACGATATTTCAGAATCTCTACAAGAAGGAAGAGAGGGACGCGCACTACATGCAGATATCGGAGGCGCTAAGGCGTATCCAGGAGGGGAAGTCTGCAACAACGATTGAGGCGATAAGGAATGGAGCAAAAGACTTTAAGAAGAACCTACCAGTCGTACTCTTCAGTGGGGAGTTTAAGGGGCGTTATGATGAGGCGCTTGAGCGTCACAGCCAATACATTGTTCTGGACTTCGACCACATTGATGTTGCGGCGTCCAAGGCGCTTCTATCCACGGATCCGTATGTCTATAGCTGTTGGGTTTCTCCTAGTGGTGACGGCCTTAAGGCGCTCGTTAAGGTAACCAACCCTGAGCGACACCGTGACCACTTCCGTGCCTTACGCACATACTTCCACAAGCAGTATGACCTTGAGGTTGATGAGTCTGGAATCAACGAGTCCCGCGCTTGCTTCGAGTCGTATGACCCAGATATTGTAATCAATGATGACTCCAGCACCTTCGGTGCCTTCGCCACAGAGAAGAGTGAATCACAGGTAGCTGTCTCTAAATCAGATAGTTACACTGATTACTTGAAGCTAAATCTAGCCACTAAAATGATTCGTCAGGCCGCTGACGGGGAGAAACACCCCACATTACTTCGTGCGGCCAGGCTGTGCGGTGGGTACATCTCTGCTGGTCGAATGGAGGAGGATGAGGTGATTCGAATCCTGACCAGAGAAATCATGAAGCGCGACATCGATGATGAGCAGCATGCTGTCAGGACGATCAAGGAGGCAA